GGCACGAGCAGGATGAGACCACGAAGAAGTACAAGTATGAGTTTCGGCTAACGTTTGAGAATATCACGTACACTAAGCCTCGTATCCAGGAAGCGACTGGCCGAATTAAGCCTATGTTTCCCCAGGACGCACGCACACGCAACTTCACATACGCTGCCCAGATGTTCTCGGATATCAGGTTCACGGTTCGGTCTTACAAGGCCCCGACATATGCGACCTTTGATGAGGAAGTCAAGGTGTTTGAGGGCGTATCGCTCGGCAAGATCCCGGTCATGCTGGGGTCATCGCTGTGTATTATGTCTGACTACCCGATGTCCAAGGAGGAGATTGGCGAGTGCCCTTACGATCCGTTCGGGTACTTCCTGATCCACGGTTCAGAGCGTACTATTCTGAGTCAGGAGAAGGTCGCAGATAACCAGATCATGGTCTTCTTCAACAAGAAAACGGCATCCAAGTACACGTACTCCGCCGAAATGAAGTCGCTGCACGAATCGTTCACAACTCCTCCAAAGAAGCTGGAGGTACGTATCTCGGCCAAGTTTAACGGATACGGCTACCCTTTGACAATGTGCGTTCCGCGGTTCCGCGAGGATATTCCGCTGTGTGTCATGTTCCGCGCATTCGGTGTAGAGAAGGACCAGGATATTGCCGATATTATCTGGCCTGACGGAAATGACCGTCAGATTGGTGCTCTAGCAGCTTCGTTCCGCGAGTGTGCGGATATCAAGGTGTTTACTCGCGACGATGCGATTGAGTACTTGACCCATCATCTTCAGTACGGTACGACGCAGGAAGATAAGAAGGCGTATGTCCGGTCTCTACTAGAAACCGAGTACCTTCCTCACGTACGGTTTGGTGGCGATACGTCTCCGATTTCCGTCCTAGAATCTCGCAAGGTTATCCTGACTGGCTGGATTGTGCGTAAGCTTATGCTGACGGAGGCAGGAATCTTGAAGATTGATGATCGCGATGCGTACCCCAATAAGCGTGTCGTGTCTACCGGCGCCCTGCTGACCCATCTGTTCCGACAGCTGTTCCAGAAGGTATGCAAGGATATTCGCTCCAAGTTTGTTCATGAGGTGAACAATGATACCTGGAAGAAGAGAGAGACGCCTCGGCCGCTGGAAGTTCTTAACGTCAACAATCTGTACAAGATTCTCAAGGTGTCTACTATTGAAGGTAAGCTGAAGCAGGCGCTGGCTACCGGTAACTTTACTGTACAGGGACTTGGCACGTCTACGGTTTCAACGGCCACGAAGATGGGCGTATCACAGGTCCTGAACCGCCTGTCGTATTCTGCGACTCTCAGTCATCTGCGTCGTATCCAGACTCCAGTTGAGAAGTCAGGCAAGCTTCTGGCTCCGCGCAAGCTTCACGGTACGTCTTGGGGGTATGTTTGCCCAGTGGAGACACCTGAGGGTCATTCAGTAGGTATTGTCAAGTCTATGTCTATGCTCACATCTGTGACACAACATAGTCCTGCGGCAATCGTACTTACGTTTCTGAAGGAACAGCCAATTGAATGGATTCGCGATATTCGGAAGTATTCTGGAACAATGATCATTCTGAATGGTGTGATTCTTGGGTATACTACCGACCCCGTGACTCTACACTCATCGCTTCGTAAGGCCAAGCAGGCATTCAAGATTCATCCACACAGCGGTATTTCGTGGAACATCCATCAGAACATCATTAATGTGGAGACCGATGGCGGTCGGTTTGTGCGACCTCTGTTTCGTGTAGAGAACGGCAAGATGCTTTCTCCTCCTACGCGCTCAGACGAGTGGAACGACTGGATTCGGTCATGTATTGAGTACATTGATCCGGCCGAGACTGAAGTGATTCGTGTTTCAATGTTCCACAACGAAGTTTCAAAGTCTCATACGCACTGCGAGATTCATCCAACTCTGATTCTGGGGCATATGGCATCTTCTATTCCGTTCAGCGACCATAACCAGTCACCTCGTAATACTTACCAGTCGGCTATGGGCAAGCAGTCAATGGGTATCTTTGCTCGGAACTACGCCAAGCGGCTGGATAAGAACGGGTACATTCTGTGCTCGCCGATGCGTCCGTTCGTAGAGACTCGGATGATGAACGTCCTGAACACTCACGAGATGCCCAGCGGAGATAATCTCATTGTAGCTATTGGGATCTATTCAGGGTATAATCAGGAGGATTCGGTGATCATGAATCGGGCGGCGATTGATCGTGGTATGTTCCGGACGCTGTACTACACGATCTACAAGGACGAGGAGCACCGGAATGTGTCATCGGGTAAGGAGGAGAAGTTCGCTAAGCCTCGGCGCGAGAATACTCGGGGATTCAAGACTTCGGCTTACCATGCGATCCAGGACAATGGCGCTCCAGCCATGAACTCGTACATCCACGAGAACGATGTGGTTATTGGCAAGGTTACCAGCTTGAAGGCTGATCCCAACGGGTACGCTTTCCGCGACTCGTCTACGATTCACCGCAATTCCGAGACGTGTCGTGTAGACGGAGTTTGGAACGAGAAGAATTCTGATGGTTACCCTTTCGTCAAGGTCCGTGTCGTATCAGAGCGTATTCCTGAAGTTGGCGATAAGGTGTCTTCGCGTCATGGACAGAAGGGAACGTGTGGCATCATTCTGAATGAGGAGGATATGCCGTACACTGCTTCTGGTCTGCGTCCAGACATCATTATGAACCCACACGCTGTTCCTTCGCGCATGACGATCGCTCAGTTGATGGAGACTATGCACGGTAAGATCTGTACCGAGAAGGGTGCATTGGGCGACGGTACGCCTTACTCGCATATGAAGATGGGTTCGTTGCGCGAGCAGCTGCTGGCAATTGGAATGCATCCTTACGGCAACGAGATCATGTACAATGGTCAGACGGGTGAGATGATGGAGAGCGAGATCTTCGTCGGCCCTACGTTCTACCAGCGACTCAAGCACATGGTTGTGGACAAGAAGCATTCTCGTTCACGGGGACCGATTGTATCACTCACTCGTCAGCCTTGTGAGGGCAGGTCTCGTGATGGCGGTTTGCGTGTTGGTGAGATGGAGCGTGATTGTATGCTGTCCCACGGCCTAGCGATGTTCACCAAGGAACGTCTGATGGATGTATCGGATCCTTTCCGTACTGGGTTCTGTAAGACGTGTGGAACTTTGGCTGTGGTTAATCCGTTGGAGAACGTGTACCATTGCGGCAACTGCGGAATGAAGACTCACTTTGAGATGAAGACGATTCCTTATGCCGTCAAGCTTTGGTCTCAGGAACTAGAAGCAATGCATATTGTACCCCGAATGGTGTTTGAGTAGTTTAGATACTGAAAAATGTAGAAAATAATGATTAGAGCTGAATTAGGATATTGGTATGGGCTGGGAAACCAGCTTTTTATTTTAGCGGCTGCCGAATCGTTTGGTAAGCAAACTGGACGCACGTTTTATATTCACAATAAACGTACACCCCATAATCCTCATTCATCGGCAAATTATTACGATTCAATTTTCAAGAACTTTCTTCCTCTCTCTGCTGATCCAGGTCAAGAACTCACGATTAATGAACCCGGTTCTCAGCCATACATGGACTGGCCAACGATCATCAATACTCAAGCTGCGCACAATATAGTCATTTCTGGTTACTTTCAAAACTGGAAGTATATTGAGCCTACGCGCGACACATTTGTTGAACGACTTTCGTTCAATACTGATATTCTCAAGAAGTATCCGGATATTTCTGATTGTGTGTTCGTACACGTTCGTGGTAAGGATTATCTTAAGTGGGGAGGGTTTGTAGATTTGAAACAGTATTACGAGAAATGTCTTTCTATGATTCAGGATAAGATTGTGGTGTTTACCGATGACCCAGAATACGCAAAGAAGGTATTGAATAGACCTTTTGATTGTATCGCAGAAAACGAAGTAGATTCGCTTTACCTTATGTCCAAGTGTAAGGGATGTGTATGTGCTAACTCAACGTTTTCGTGGTGGGGAGCATATTTGAATCCAAATAGACAGATTTTCATTCCATCAAAGTGGAATAATGACACAAGTCAATACAGTTTTCCCGGGACAACTATTGTAGATGTTTAAGATAATGCAGTACCTTGTAGAATTTATAGGTACATTGATCATTGTTTACAGTCTTCTTCTTACCGATACGAACCCAGCAATTATGGGAATAGTATACTTTGCGGTATATACAGTTGCCGGTGAAATGGCTTCTGGAACGTTCAATCCTCTAGGAGCTGTAGCCTACTACATGATTGGACGGATGTCGCTACAAGAACTTGGATTCAATATTGCTTCTCAAATGTTTGCAATGCAAGCGGCTGTCATCTCTTTCTTACCGATAAAGGCTTTCATAGGAGACTTGTATTAAATGTAAAATGAGTCTGTATCTTTACGTCATTGATCCCAATCATCGCGATCGCCAGCGGGTTCATGTCCAGAACCGTCGCTCTACTGATTCTGGCGTAGATCTTCTTTGCCAGAACACTCATCTTGAGTTTATTAACCGTAATGGAAACCTACCACCCCATCTAGGTGTTGAAATGAAGACGGGTGTTATTGCAGCTGCTCTGGATAAGGATGGTAGGCCGGCTCCTTATCTTTTGCTTGCCCGATCATCTACGTCTTTGACTCCTCTTCGTATGTCCAATCAGGTAGGTCTGGCAGATGCTGGGTATCGTGGTGAATTGATTGCACGTGTAGATTGTCTTGATCGGCAGATAGATCATTACCATATTCCTATGGGCAATCGTCTTTTCCAGATCGTTCAGCATAATTGGCTACCGTACGATCGGATTGTTCTAGTTGATTCTCCTTACGATCTTCCTGCTCCTCCCGACAATCGTGGCAGCGGTGGTTTTGGGTCCACAGGAAATTAAGTGCGTTAAAATATAATGTCGGGATTACCTCCACTTCCGCAAGTTCCGATAACGCCGATAGGAGCCCGTAATCTGGGCGAAGGGATTACATGGTACATTGATAAACTTCAACGAAAGGGGGAATCCTATATCGTTGGAGTCGTGTTCTTCAAAGGGTTTATTCAAAAAGTTCTGGTTCCTGAATACCTCATTTTTGTTCTGGACAAGGGAGAACCGGAAAAGAAATTTCTGCTGAATGCGTATGCTAATAGTTTATCAAAGGTGAATAATTACGACCAATTACGAATGGTTATGAATAGAGTGAATGCCGAATTAAGTAGGGTAACACCTCCAAAGTATCAGGGAACGTTTTTCCTTGATAGGTTGAATGAGTATGCGAATATGAACCGAATGTACTTTGCTGGAAAGAAGAAGACGAGGAAGCGCAAACCAAAGCGTCGTCAAACTAAATCACGGATGAGGACGAGGGAAATGGCGTCGTGAACAATGGCTCCCCAGTAGGCAGAGTAAAGGGAGAATCCAAAAACAAATATCATCCCTAGAATGAGCACAATTGACCGCAGAAAAGTGTTGAGGATGGGGTTCGCGGTCGGCCAGAGTAGGACGTTCATTTGTCTCTACAATTTTTTTTCTTGCCGTAGAGCATAAACAAAAATGGGAGGTGGTCTGATGCAGCTTGTGTCGTATGGTGCGCAGGATATTTACATCTCGGGCAACCCCCAGATTACGTTCTGGAAGATCCTCTACAAGCGCCACACGAACTTCGCTGTGGAGTCCATTGAGGTGACGTTCAACGGTCAGGCGGACTTCAACAAGCGCGTGACGGCCGTCATCAACCGTAACGCTGACCTGATGTACAAGACGTACATCCAGGTTGTACTCCCCGAGATTGACCTCGGCACGAACGGCACGACGGGCCTGACGGCGTCTGGCGCGGGCTTCCGCTGGCTCAACTACATCGGCCACCGCCTGATCAACCAGGTTGAGCTGGAGATCGGTGGTCAGCGCATTGACCGCCAGTACGGCGACTGGATGCAGATCTGGACGCAGCTGTCCACGGATGCCGGTAACATCTCAGTGCTGGACTCCATGCTCGGCAACACGCACGACCTCGTGCTGATGAAGCGCTCTACGGGCCTGGCCCTGGATGCGACGTGCTCTGCGTCCGAGACGACGATCTCTTGCGTCCCCCGCTCGGGCACGCCCGCCAAGACGCTGTACATCCCCCTCCAGTTCTGGTTCTGCCGCAACCCTGGTGTGGCGATCCCGCTCATTGCGCTCCAGTACCACGAGGTGCGCATCAACGTTGACTTTGAGACGTGGCAGAACTGCCAGTACGGCGAGAGCGCGGTTGGCTCGCCCGTTGCCGTCTCTGCCCAGTCGCTGGCCGCTGCGTCCATCTACGTTGACTACGTCTACCTGGACACGGAGGAGCGCCGCCGCTTCGCCCAGCAGTCGCACGAGTACCTCATTGAGCAGGTGCAGTACACGGGTGCTGAGTCCATCACGTCGTCATCCAACAAGATCCAGCTGAACTTCAACCACCCCGTCAAGGAGCTCCAGTGGGTAGTCCAGCGCGACTCGTTCGTTGACTGCTCCACGTCCACGTGGCTCGCGTCGGTTGGCGGTGCCCAGCCCTTCAACTACTCCGATGACTTCAGCACGGACGGCATGATCACGTCGCTGCTGTCCCAGGCGTCGGCTGGTACCACGTTCTCTACGTCTGCCACGCAGGGTGTCTCGGCCGCGCTGGGCCAGGGCGCCTCGGAGGCGACGACGCTCATCGGCGCGGACACCACGGACGTCAACGGCGTCCAGGAGTTTGAGTCGGGCGTTAACTACCTGCTCGCGAAGGTCATCCTTGCCTCCAACGTGCGCTGCGAGGGCAAGAACCCCGTGGAGGTTGCCAAGCTCCAGCTCAACGGCCAGGACCGCTTCACGGAGCGTGAGGGCGCGTACTTTGACAAGGTCCAGCCTTACCAGCACCACAGCCGCTCGCCGTCCACGGGCATCTGCGTGTACTCGTTCGCCCTGCGCCCCGAGGAGCACCAGCCCAGCGGCACGTGCAACTTCTCGCGCATTGACAAGGCCACGCTCCAGCTCACGGTCTCGCTCAACACGGTTGTCGGCACGCGCACTGCCCAGGTCCGCGTCTACGCGCTCAACTACAACGTGCTCCGCGTCATGTCGGGCATGGGTGGCCTCGCGTACAGCAACTAAACGTTCACGCACTTGCTTGTGGTGGCGTATTAGTAATCGTAATCTAAAGCGTAATAAAAACACAATTGAGTTTCTGAACAGAATTTCAATTGTGATTATAGACAAATGGCGGATTTTTGGGATGTTCTTCATAATAATGCGTTCAGAGATCTGGATATAACCGGATATATTCCAGATACTCACGGATGGATGGATTCTGGATTTGATAGAATCATAACCGAAACACTTACAACCCGTGACCGAAATCGTCTGCTAGTCATTTTTGAGGTAGGGTCGTGGAAGGGTAGATCATGTATAACTATTGCCAATACGGTTAAGAAAATGGGGTTTACAAACGTGCGTATTCTTGCAGTAGACACATGGTTGGGTGCTCCTGAATTTTGGACATGGGGATTGAACGATAAAACTCGTGGAGTGTCTTTGAATATGGTGAATGGGTATCCTAGCGTATTTTATACGTTCACTAAAAATGTTAAATATTTTGGACACGATGATATAGTATACCCTTTCCCTATTTCAAGTATACAGGCAGCAGAAGTTCTGACACATTATGGTCTTAAAGCCGATTTGATATATATAGATGCTTCGCACGAATACGAGCCTGTAAAGGCTGATATTACTGCGTTTTGGCCGCTGTTGAATGATGGCGGAATTATGATTGGAGACGATTATTTACCCAATTGGCCAGGTGTTGTGCGAGCGGTTGATGAGTTCGGTAAGGCAAATATTGATGGAGTCGTATGGAAATTTATGAAAGTTAATCCCGTACCGCCACAAACCGGCATTCTAAAGTTTACTAATGGACGGTTGAGATTACAATAGATCTTCGTACTGAACGTCTCTTACCTTGATTGTTTTATCAAATATGTACGGCCACATACGTTCTAATGTCCATGGACACACCAGGCAGTTTGTTTCAAGTTCTACACTACTATTATTTGAGTTTACTAGAACACTCCGAATTAGCTCATAAAACTCTTTTTTTCTATTCAAAATACATGATTTGTGAACAATGTACTGAGCACCTGGTGAAAATGTAAACTCTGGAGGAAGAGGGTTATCAAATAAAGCTATAAAAGCCTCACGAGTTCTTGTATAGCGATTATGTATTTCAGTAAGCGGTTTATTTAATCCTATAAAAGTATTCATGTGATCTATTTCCGCAATACTTTTATTGAGAAACCGTATTTTTCTCTCTTTAAGATGATCGTATGGGCGTCCTTGTAAAAACACTACATATTCAGGTAAGCTATCATAATTTTCAATAATATATCTCAAGTACGTTTCAGCTTCGCGTCCTACGTTTGGGATATCTTTGCTTTTATCGTAAATTTTGTAATTACATACTAATTCATTGGTCCAGGACACGTCTTCATTGTACTTTGCAATCACTATAAAAACATGTGATCGGAGAAACTCCGAAACATGAATAGGCGGGAATAGATGTTCGCGAACTTTCTTTGATATTAGATCGGTGATCCGCATTAATATACTGGTGTAAAAATTAATATGTCATTCCCTTGGTCTAAAGTAAAGTTGTCAAGACAAGTCAAGACTATAAATGATGTATCTGCTGTGAATTCTGGTAATCAGACCTTTTTGCTTTACGATAACAAATGTCAAAAGAATCTTTTATTTGTTGGAAGCTGCCGATTAGTACAATTTGCTTTTTATTTTAATAATTTAGGAGTAGACTCTCTCAAACGTAATATTTATTACATATATGTTCCTGATTGGGGTAATGAAGAATTAAGAAATAAAATGCCCAGAAATATTATTCGCAACATTCTGAAAGATACTGATATTATTATATGCGAAAGCATGTGTCATTACGGAATACTGAATACAACAGATACTGAAGTGAACTTCTTTAAAGAATTTGAAGTTACGAATAAAATGATTTTTCGGCTTCCGAATTTAGAGTTACGGATGTACCATTATGAAACAATGACTAGATTCAAGCAACCAAGCGAAGAAGCTGTGAATTATTTCAAGAAATCAAAACAACATTTATTTAGTAAGTTAAATGAACTTGGTTACGAAAAGGTATCGGAGTTCATTGAACGAAACCTATTCAAAACAAAACTGTTCAACACCTTCAATCACCCAAGACGTGTTCTGTCATTGTTTATGTTCAAACAACTTATGATAAAATTCGGGATTCTGTTGAAGTCTGATTTCTTTCAGGACATGAATAATTATCCCTTTTTAGAATGTCGTGACTTTCCCATAATACAAAGAGATTTAGATGCGTACGGCCTTCAGTTCAAGTGTAACATTAGCCCTGACGCAATTTTAGATAACCCACTTGCATTTGTAAAACAACCACTGGATTCTTACACATTTGTAGACTCGGATGAGTTTATCATTATCCGGTAGGATACCTACACTATTTTTGTTATTATACATAAATGAGTGTACCCATTTTTGTACACTTAGGTGCTCCGGAATATTTGGATTACGTATTAAAACTAACACGAAAGAATAACACTGGACGGATAATATTACTTGGAGATGAAAGCAATAAAGAGATCGCGATTAGAAATAAAGTAGAGCATTATCTAGTATCCGATTACAACCAGAGTATTCCATACTACCATGTGAGCGTTAATGGAGAAAAGTACGAGAAATTTTGCTTTGAACGATGGTTCATTATCAAGAATTTTGTATTGAAGAACAGTATACCACAGTTTGTACATTCTGATTCGGATAATGCTCTTCTCACGGACTTTTCTAAGTTTTCTTACGCTAACGCTAGTTTTATCAGTGGCACTACAGCTATTGTTCCAAATGTCTTCTTTATGACAACTGAATCGGTTGTTCAAATAACCGACTTTTATATGAAGTTGTACTCTTTACCGTTTGACGAGTTTAAGAAATCAGTCGGTAAATATTTAGATATGACTATGGGTGGAGGCCATTACTCAGACATGTATTTCTTGAAACAAGCAGTAGATGAATGTGGAATACAAGTAGATAAACTTGATGAAACCAAATTTAATTCTGCATACAATGGGAACACAAACTATTACAATGTCCATTTCAACGGCAGAAACAACAAGAAGTACGCAAAAATTTTGTATGACAGCCAAAGCTCTGGTATCAAATACCCTAGTATTAAATGGGGGTTAAAGAAGATCTAGTATTTTTTATGTAAGATAACACAGTTTTTATGTATAAGAAGTAGGTCTGTGTTATTTATAACTCTATCTGCCTGAGGCGAAACATTCACGATTAAAGATGTTTTGATCATATACCTGAATACATATCTCCAAAATGTTAGCGATTCTAGAGTATTAGCTTTGAACAAATAATCAAGTATCATGTAGGTAAAGCCAATATCATAAGCACAAAATTTATCTCCATAGGATACTCTGTACAATATAAACTTATTTAGCATTGACATAATGAATTGAAATACTGGACTTCCTGTCTTATAGAATGCGACACCATTCAAGTGCAAGTACATTGACATATCTTCATCTGGTATAACCTGGTTTCCATCATACGTACTTCCAGACATTAAGAAGTATTCTGTCTTGACGTAGTCCTTACACTTTTCAAGCCAGCCTGGAAACACTTTACAGTCTGTCTCCAACACCAATACCGTATTATAGTTTTTACATTCGTTCATAGCGTTCATGAATAATAAATTAGGCCCGCTAATTGCACCGTATGGAGGTAGTTCTTTTTGCGAGTCAGTTCTTGATATGTATACATCATCGCGTTGGGGTATATTCAAATTTATAAGATTAACGGACCTGAATATTTGCTTGACTTTGTCAAGTGAAACCTGTTGGTGATTTGAGTTATTTGTAAAAATATTCAAATCAATATCGGTTGATGAAGCAGTATCACTTATTTTGTTTAAAAGTCGTTCTAATAATCCTTTGTTGATCTCATGATTCGTAGTTAAAATCACTATAGACTCTAGTTGGTTTGTTACTTCATTTTTTATATCTGGTAGTTCGGAATCTGTTATAGATGGACGAGAGTTTGTTGGTACATAAACAAATCTACCATTTTTGAATGAAAACATCTTATCAAAACACAATATATTTAGTATAATAAATGGACGCTACGTTAGCTGCTGGATCACGTCGTAAGACGCAGCGTGTTTCAAAGTATGGATCACGTCGCAAGGTATGGAATGGTACGGCCGAGAAGACCAAGGGCGGTTTAACGCGCAAAGATCTGAAACAGAATAAGTACGGGCGTATTGTCAGTGTCAAGCGTAGTATCCGCGGTGGAGCACTACAGGATTCACAGCCCGAAGAAAAGAATGATGACGAATAAATAATGAAGTTCAAGTCTTGGCATATCGGATGCCTTTTAGTAGTTGTAGCTGCAGCCTTATACTTTCTTGTTTCAGTACGTGAAGGTATGGATGATCCAAAGTGTCCTACTGGTGCACCAGGTATTAGCTCTGTAACTCTGACTGGAGGCCAGAAAGTCCGACTCTACACCCAATCAGAATGCTCAGCGATGGGTGGAAACTTTGCAGCGAATGGTAAGAAAAATTGGGGAATGTCAAATGATACTGTGGGCGAGTGCTTAGGTACATCTAATGGAATCAACGTAGGATTCTGTAATCAGGGTGCGCCCCCTTCAGCAGCTGCCGCGGCAGCAATTGGTGGTGG